CTAGTAAAGCAGGCAAGCTTTTTAAAATTACAGGCATAGATCGTCAACCAAAAGAAGAAGAGGTAACTATATCTGCTATTGAATATATTTCTAATGTATATGTAGATTCTGATACTTTTATAGATTATACTCCAACTGCTTACACAGATATTGTATCTCCTTTATCTGTACCACCAGCACCTTACTTTACTTTCTCAGCACAACCAAGACGTAGATTAGATGGCACCGTTGCTGTTGACGGTGTTTTAGACTTTAGAAATGAACTATTAGGCTACAATCAGGATCTTAGAACAGAATACTTTATTTCACGTCCTGATGGCTCTTCTCTTGTTAATAACGTATATGCAGGCTCTTTAAATGTCATTGTAAGTGATCAAAATGTACTAACTGCAGGAGCTACTGCAACTCTTACTGGTAAAAATGGCTTTCAATCAAGGATTGGTGAAATAAGACTTTTAGCTAATGCCTTTACTACAGTCGATACTGGAGGTGGTACTCTAGACGGAAATGTTGAATTGACTCTTGAAGGATTGAATGTTGCTTTTGACGAAAACTTCTTTAAACATGTATTAGAAGTAAATGATGGAGGAGTTTTTGCTAATCTTAAAGGTAGCGATACTATTTCAATCCCAGTAAAAGATAAAACTGCTCCTCAAGGACTATTAAATTTCGTAGGGTTTGCCTCTGACATTTCTGCCTTAAGTGTTAATGTTGTTGGGTATGATAAGTCTCTAAATACCTTAAAGTTTGAAAATACTTTAACAAATGGACTAAATCTAGTTGACTTACTACCTCCGGCTCCGTTTTATATTACTTTAAATCAGTTATTAGATGCTCGTTATTTTAACAACAATAGTTTTTATGTAAGTGGGTCAGAATTCACCTATGAGACTGAAGGTAACTTAGCAACTACTGGGACAACTACTATTCCTCTTGAAATTACTCCTCGTTCTGCTGATTTTGTTCGTTTGTATATCGACGGTGTTGAGAAATCAACTGGCCAGTATACTGTTAATCTAAATAAGTCTTTAACTATTGATTCAAATATTGAATATACTCTTCAAGCTGGAGATGTGCAGTTTAGAGCTGAAGTAGACCATTATACTGTTCCAGTTATAGAAGTAGGTGATAATGTCCAAACATCTTTTAATAATACATTTTCAGTTATAAATACTTCATTTGACCCTGCAAGTGCTGCTTATAATGCAGCTCTAACTGCTAATACTATTTATAGAGTACAGCTTGATACTACTCCTACAGCTAACTTAACTGGCTTTTCTTTTGTAAATATTGAGTCTGATCCAGTAGGAACTATCGCTAATGTAAGTGGTAATGCTAGTACTCTTGATTATAGTGAGACTACTTATCCATCTACATTTAATCTTGGAAATAATAGAATATATAACTTAACTGTTGGTGGGGAGTTTGAAAAGTTCTTTGTAGGGCAGGATCAGGTTATTAGAAATCTACCGGTTGGTACTACCTCTATAAAAGCTAGAAATAAAAACGTATTAGGAAGATTTAGTCCATTTACTACAAAATCTGTTACAGTAGCTACTATCCCAATTCAGCGTGTAACAAGTCTTGCAGTTACCGAATCATTGTATCGCGAACAAACTGGTGGTGTTGCTGTTCGTGCAACCTGTTCTTTTGATCATATAATTGGACAAGAAGTAACAGACTATGAAATTTCTTATAGATTAGCTGCTATTGATGATGTGGGTGTTAATGATGGTGGTGCTGACTTGACCTCTTTCAATACTGTAAAAGTTCCTTCGACAGGTATTGATGACGATGGTAAAATTCGTTTTACAGTACAAGGTATTAACCGAGGTACATCATCAGGTTTGAACTCTATAACTTTTAGAGTTACTCCTCTGAATAAAACTATTAGAGGTAAAACAGCTACTATTACTAAAACTATTATTGGTAAAACAGCTACTCCTACGAATATTTTTAATTTTACTGGTGGTCAAAACACTGATCAGATTACTCTGCTTTGGCAGTATCCTCGTGCTGTATCTGGAGACCTTCTTGACCTTGATTTGAAAGAGGTTGTAATTCGTCGTGCTCCTGGTGCTGTGGCAAACACTGTGGCTAACTTTGTAGCTTCTGATCCTCTGGTAACTGTATCAGCTGGTACTGCCCGTAAATCAGTTCCAATTGACACTTTTGGCGAGTTTACTTATTTAGCTCGTGCGAGAGATACAAGTGGTAACTTTAGTGAAGATGTTCAAGCTATTACTTTTACAACTTCGCGCCCTGATCGTTCTACAGTTGTAGCAGCTTATAATGAAGATTCTCCTGGAGTTAACTTTACAGGTATAACTAATACAAATCAAGGTGAGTCTAATTTTCCATCTTTTGCTGACTCAAACACAGGAGGTTTAGCATTCTCAACACCTGATAGTAGTTTTGATTCAAGTGTAGTAGATAATGCTAACGGCACTGCAACAGGTTTTTCAGTAATTGGAGGATCACCTACAGATCTACTACTTGAAGATGATGGAGTTTATGTAACACAAATCAGAGACTTTGGGGCCACCGTAACAGGGTCAATTTTCTTAGACCTTGAAGCGTCTCAAGAAGTTAAAACCACATACAATGATGTTTATGAAGAAATTTTATCTGGAGTAACTGAAGCATCTCCTAATGGCAATGTGTTAGTAGATGTAGATTTTGGAGGAATTGGGACTGTATTAGGCTTTTCTAATGTCAGTGTGTCTAATCCTCGCTTTGATGCAAATAACCAAACTTGGATGTCTGGTGGAGTCTCTGGTAACGTATATGCTATCTGGAATGAAGGACAATATGTAAATGACACATCAAATGCTAACTCATTTGCACTTATCGCAGGATTAATTAATGCAACGGCTATTGAGCTTGGAGCTTCATATTTTGCCAATGGAGAACCTACAGGGTCTAATGGATTTTCTAATTTAACAGTTGCAGGTAATACTTATCATTTAGTTAACTTTACTCAATTTTCAGATACTGGTTCAGGCGATACCTATGAAGGATCACTGGGAGCTATCTCTGCTCAAACATTAATTAGAACCACTACAGCTGACAATACAGCTCTTTATTATGCAAATGGTAATGTAGATGTTTCACAGTTTGTAGGAGCTAGTGTAAATGAAGGATTCACAACTTATCAAGCCGGTTCTCGAAGTTTCCGTCAGTTCCAATTAAAATTTATCGTAAACAATTCAAAGCCTAATGAATTTGACTTTACAATTGATAAATTTAGGTATAGTATAGAAAAAGATACAGTCACATTTACTGATACCGTAACATATGATGCAGCACCTAAAACTGTCAGCTTTGCAACTGCAAACTTTTTAAATAGACCTGTGGTTTCGTATGCGATATTAGATCAGTTTGATGCAGTAGCAAATCCTGCTATAGTTGTTACCACTTCAGCGAGTAATCAGCAAGTACAGTTCCAACTTGTAGCAGCAGATGGAACAGGTGCTTATCAAGCAAATAGTACAGCAAATGTTATGGTAACAGCAGTAGGAGTATAAATGGCATTAGTAGATTCCAATACCTATATTGAACCAACCGCAGGCACCTCACTAAATGCTGCTCGTGGTCAGTTTAACAATTCATTAAGATCCCTTTTGACAAACTTTCGTTCATCAGGTACCCCTACAACAGTTAACCTAACTGCTTCAGGTGCCAATATTGGTGAGCAGGATGGTATGTTGTATCGTCATGCTAACGCTAACGTTAACGCCCTGTATATTTCTGATTCTGGACAAGTAAAAGATGCTCCTGTGGGCGGTAATTTTACTCGTGTAGGTATAGGTAATAGAATTGAAAACGGCATCGTAGCTATGATGTCAAATACAACACATTATGAGATTGGTGAGCTTGTAGCTACTGTATCTGCTGATGTAGGTTTAGCTTCAAATGCTCGTTTATACCTAAATAAATCTAATAATAACACTCCAGCTGATTTTGTTGATGTAGGTATACCTCCTACAAATGGTTCTGTAGTAAATACTATGATTGCTATTGGTGGTGTAACATCAGATCGAGTTAATTTCTCTTTTGGACAACCAAACACCTCATCACCAGGAAATAGACAAAATGCTCATATCAAAATTGGTTCAGCAGATGGCACTAATACAGCTATTTTAATAGGAGCTGCTAATACAACTTCCAATGTTTCTATTGTTAAATTACATGGCGGCGTAGCAGAAGACGCGGGTATCTCAATATTTGATCAAGGAAGTAAATATGCTCCTTTATCGGCTAATTTGCTTTCACAATCAACAATTCAGGGTACTGATACTGATGTCGCTCCATTAATTCCAGCAGGGTCAGTAATAGCTTGGGCAGCAACTACGGCACCAGCAGGGTGGTTGTTGTGTGACGGCTCTGCAATTAGTAGAACAACCTATGCAGCTCTTTTTGCTATTGCAGGAACTAAATGGGGAACAGGCGATGGAAGTACGACATTCAATATTCCTGATGCGAGAGATAGAACAATTATCGGGTCAGGTACAAATAATTCATCTGGCCAACAGACTGGTACATTAGCTGCATCCGCAAAAACTACTACAGATTCAGGAACTGCAGGTTTGTCAGTTGGCTCTATTGTTGTGTCTGTTGGGGCTAAAGACGCTGGCGGTGTATCAGTTGTAAACTCTGTATCAGCTACAGGACATACTCATACAGCTACTATTCCAAGCACTTGTATGACGTACATAATCAAAACTTAAGAGGGAAATATGGAATATATAAAATTTA